TATGTTAAAATCGTCTGTATGTGTGTTGAATCAATATCAACATATTGATGAAAATGTAAGTGGTGAGTGTAAATTTGATGCTGGTGGATACTTTATTATTAATGGTAGTGAAAAAACCGTATTGGGACAAGAACGCGCTGCTGAGAACAGAGTATATTGTTTCAATGTAAGTAAAGGAAATAACAAATGGGGATGGATGGCGGAAATCAAATCTGTTCCAGATTTTAAATGTATTAGTCCTAAGCAAATTAGCATGATGATTACAAGTAAAAATACGGGATTTGGAACAAGTATATATATTCAAATTCCGAGATTAAAACAACCAGTACCATTGTTTATTCTATTTCGTGCATTGGGTGTATTATCTGACAAAGATATTTGTCAGAAGATCATTTTAAATGTAGATAATAGTAAATATAAGAAGATGAAATATGGACTACAAGCCAGTATTGTAGAGGCAAATAAGATACTAACACAAGAAGATGCAATCAAATATCTAATGAGTCATGCAATGTTTACGCCTATTAATATGGATAAAGAATCTGGTGCAAAGAAGAAGTATGAATTTACCATGGATATTTTAAATAATGATCTATTCCCTCATTGCCATAATATGAAACAAAAGATTTATTTCTTAGGATATATGACAAATAAGTTACTAAGATGTAGTTTTCAATGGATTAATACTGATGATAGAGATTCTTATTTAAATAAAAGAATTGATTTAACTGGTACACTATTAAATAATCTACTAAGAAATTATTTCAATAAATTAGTAAAAGATATGCAAAAACAAGTTATTAGAGAAATAAATAATGGTTCATGGAGATCGACTGAAGATTATGTTAATATTATTAACACAACAAATATTTATAAAATTGTAAAATCAACCACGATTGAGAACGGTTTAAAAAGAGCATTGTCAACAGGTGATTTTGGTATTAAAAATGTAAATAGTAATAAAGTTGGAGTTGCACAAGTTTTGAATAGACTTACATATATTTCTAGTCTAAGCCATTTGCGTCGTATTAACACGCCTATTGATAAGAGTGGTAAATTAATCCCTCCTCGTAAATTACACAATAGTTCGTGGGGATTTCTTTGTCCCGCAGAAACTCCTGAAGGTGCAAGTGTTGGTGTTGTAAAAAATTTAAGCTACATGAGTCATTTAACAATTCCTGGAAATAGCCTTCCAATTCATGAATATATTAAAGATTATATTACCGAATTAAATGATGATATATCAGCAAATGATTTGGATACAAAGGTAAAGGTCTTTATTAATGGCGCATGGATTGGTATGTCATATAATCCTTATACATTGTTCAAGGAATTTCAAGATAAAAAGCATAAGGGCATTATTAATATTTATACATCTATTATATTTGATTTTAAAAATAGAGAAATTAGAATATGTAACGATGCTGGCAGACTAATTAGACCAGTATTGCGAGTGAGGGATAATACTATTCTATTAAATAAAGACACTATTAATGGTATTAAAAGTGGTGATTTAGATTGGAATGATCTATTAACTGATTGTAAGATTGATGATTCAGTAATCGAATATATTGATCCAGAAGAACAGAGCTTTAGTATGATTGCTATGAAGCCTGAAGAAATATATAAAGAAAAACAATATATTTATAAATATACCCATTGTGAAATACATCCTAGTACTATTTTCGGTATTTTAGCATCGTGTATTCCATTTCCTGATAATAATCAGAGTCCTAGAAATACATACCAATCTGCCATGGGTAAGCAAGCCATGGGTATGTATGTAACAAATTATGATAGTAGAATGGACAAAACCGCATATGTATTAAGTTATCCCGCAAGACCATTAGTAGATACTAGATTGATGGGTATGGTTAAATTGGATAAGATTCCTGCAGGTTCTCCTGTAATTGTGGCTATTATGACACATACTGGATTTAATCAAGAGGATAGTTTATTATTCAATCAAGGCTCTATTGACAGAGGTTTATTTCAAGCAACTATTTATCATACAGAAAAAGATGAAGATAAAAAGATAAATGGTGATGAAGAGATTAGATGTAAACCAGATCCATCTAAGACTAAGGGTATGAAATTCGGAAATTATGATAAGATTACAAATAAAGGTATTATTCCTGAAAATACATTGCTAGAGAATAATGATGTAATTATTTCAAAAGTTGTACCAATTAAAGAAAATAGAAACGATCATACAAAGGTAATCAAATATGAGGATTTGAGTAGAACATATAGAACCAATGAAGAGTCTTATGTTGATAAAAACTTTGTCGATAGAAATGGAGATGGGTATAATTTCTGCAAAGTCAGAATTAGAACTGTACGAAGACCTGTTATTGGAGATAAATTTTCAAGCCGTCATGGTCAAAAAGGTACAATTGGTAATATTATCCCAGAATGTGATATGCCTTATACATCTTCCGGTGTTAAACCAGATATTATTATTAATCCTCATGCTATTCCTTCTAGAATGACTATTGGTCAATTAAAAGAAACATTGCTAGGTAAGGTTTTAGTTGAATTGGGATTATTTGGTGATGGAACATCATTTGGTGATTTATCAATTGATACTATTCGCAAAGAATTAACAAAAGTTGGTTATGAATCTAATGGTAATGAGTTAATGTATAATGGATTAACTGGTGAGCAGATTGAAACTAGTATATTCATTGGTCCTGTATTCTACCAAAGATTAAAACATATGGTTCGTGATAAACAACATAGTCGGTCCATTGGACCAATGGTAAATCTTACTAGACAACCTGCCGAAGGTAGAAGTCGCGATGGTGGTCTTCGATTTGGAGAAATGGAAAGAGATTGTATGGTTTCACATGGAGCTTCTAGATTTACTAGAGGAAGGTTATATGATGCGTCTGATAAATATCAAGTAAATGTATGTAAGAAATGTGGAATGATTTCTGCATATAATGATAAAAAACACATTCATCATTGTAAAACATGTGATAATAGAACTGATTTTAATTATGTAGAAATTCCATATGCATGCAAATTATTGTTTCAAGAATTACAGACAATGAATATCGCACCAAGAATTATGACTTAATTTACAAATATTTAGCCTATTATTAAATTATAATAATGTATAAAATTTTTTATATCTATACTTTATAAATGACAGGTTCATGTTTTAGTACATTATCATCAAATGATAAAAATAAATTAATAAACTATTTTAAGAAGACTGGTGATCATGTTATGGCTTCAACAATAGCAAGCGGCGGTGTGTTAAATCCTATTCAATGTAGAGTTGCTAAATTAGTATTGGCTAGTTTAAACAGGTCAAACACTTTAGGATTATGCTTTACTGGTGCATCTGGTATTGCCCCTAAGTTAGTAGGTGGAGGTTCTGGAAGCAGTGGTGGATCTGGAATGGAGGGAGGTTCAACCAGAGAGCGCAATAGAGCAATTTTAAGAGAAGCCTGGAATGGTACTGCTGCATGTAATAAAAATAATAAATTTTCTGCTACGCCTTTCAGAGCAGTTAATAATGCAGGCGATTTATTAAATAGACAAAACACAGCAAATGGTGGATCTAATCAAGTAAATACTGGAAGAATTAAATTAGCTGCTAATGGTTCAGCCAGAGTTTTAGGAGGAAGTATTTTTGCCGTAAATGATGGTACAGGCGTTCCTACTGCTAGTACAAATGTAAAATATGTGTATGATGGTTCAGATTACACAAGATTCAAAAAGCAACAATCTATTAATAGAAATTATAATGATTATGCATTTGGTGGTGCTGGTGGAAGCAATACATTTATTGCACTCAATCGTGTAAGACGATAAATAAATATTTTATATATTATCTATAATATATATAAAATGAGCGGATTAATGTTTACATATAAATATACTGGACCAGCAAGTCAAGGTATATTAATTAAAAATAAAGGTGATAATGCTGTACAAAATACTAAAATGGGAATGCCTCAAAAGTTTGGATCAGCTGCTGGTGACTCAATGTTTACAAATGCAAGATCAGCTTACAGTAAAGATGCAGGTGGCGGTATATTACTCAGTGGTAATTATGACTCCTCACAACATATTCATTTAAAGAAGTTAAACGCAATTGGTCAAGCATCTATGATGCAGACACCTGTATCATTTCAAGGTCTTGCAAAAAAAGCTGATCATTATAGAAATAGTGCTTTAGCAAGAGTTAGAGGAGGAGGAACTGTAGCACCAAAGAAGAAGGGTGCTATATTACCGGCTGGAACTGGTAGAACATCTAATTTTCAATATAAGTCTGGAGGAGGATCAAGATTAAGTCGTGCTGGAAATAGACAAATAATTGCATAATTTTTTTTTTGTTCGTAAAATATATAAGATGAACAAATTCCTAGTTGAGTTTTTAGGAACATTATTTTTCCTTTATGTTATTATTTCCACCGGAAATCCTTTAGCCATAGGTGCCGCACTAGCTATTGCTATTCTTGTAGGCGGTAAAATTTCTGGAGGAAATTTCAATCCTGCTGTATCTGTTATGATGGTTTCTGCTGGTAAATTACCCAAAAATGACTTAATACCATACATTCTTGCTCAAGTAGCTGGAGGTTTAGCCGCTTTAGAACTCTATAAACGCGTTAAACTTTAAAATAATTATAATATAATAATTTTCTGTAATTATATTATATAATGTCAACTGCTATGTCTATGAATACGTCACCAGGAACTCCTGTTAAAGCCTCAGATGCTCCTGTTAAAGCCTCAGATGCTCCTGTTAAAGCCTCAGATGCTCCTGTTAAGCCCCCAAAGAAGACCATGGGAGAACATCTTAAGTCTGTAACAGATGGATTCTCTAGTTTATTTGGATCACCTAAGAAATCTCCCCCCGCCTCCCCCGCTGTAGGGGGTAGATCCATGAAAAGAGGAAAGGGTAGATCCATGAGAAGAAATAGATCTAGATCTATGAGAAGATCTAAATCCATGAGAAAGGCTAAGTCCATGAAAAGAGGAAAGGCCATGAAAAGAGGAAAAGCCATGAAAAGAGGAAAGGCTAGATCTATGAAAAGAGGAAGATCAGCTTCTAGAAGATAAACAATTAGTCTATCGTATTTATGATAAATTAGTTTTAAGCAAATAATTTATAAATGAAACATTTTATTAATAAATTATTTTTAGAAACCATTGAAAAAACATTTCATGGCTTTGGATTTGGTGTAGGTATGTCTCTTGCATTTAATAAATTTAAAGGGGATGATTTCAAAAGAAAAATAGAAGGGAAATAACATTTTAGTTTTTCTCTTTAATTCTTTTCATGATATGGATTAACATATAAATTCCTACCATTCCTAAAGAAGCATAAAACAATTTTACAAGAATGTCATTAGGAGCATTTGCACAGGTTTTACCAGAGAACCCTTCTCTACATGGTTCTTTTGTAATTGGATTTCCATTACTAAAATTACATGGATTCATATTTTGTATATCTGTAACAGTTACATGTCTAGTTTCTCTACTAGAATTATTATCTACATCGATTGTTTCAAGTGTTATTTCTTGACAATCAGGTTGAGATCCGGACATAAACGCTTGAAATATTAACATCGGATTCATTGCAGACAAGTTACTTAATGTACCTGGAACTAATCCTTCAAATTCTGAAAAATTCATGCCTGATGCACCACTTATAAATGGAATAGAACCATCTGGAACATTATTAACATATACATATCTATCAACAACATCTCCAGAACTTTTATCTTTACATGTAGCAGCAGTCTTTAAAAAAAACTTATCACCTAATGGTCTTCCAGTTTTTGATGCACCACCACCACCGGTTACTAATAATTCAACATAATTAATTAATCCACCTACATCTTTTGCAATAGTTGATATACTACCATTTGTACTCATCCCCATTTGGCTAGGACTTTTTATTTGTTTCCAATATTCATAATCAGGTCCTAATATTGCTTCTTCTACACCTTTTGCATCATCTAAAACTTCTTCGAAAAAATTAGACATTTAATATATATATTAATCTTATATAAATTTATCAATAAATAAATCATTTTTAGTAATAATAATGAATTTACTACCAGTTATTTTTCTTTATTTACTATATATAATAACATGTCTAAACCCACAAATTTTACTTATTCAAATAATTTAATTTCTACAAGACAACCAATAGTACAAAGAGCCGGTTTTACTACAGGTAAATACGAAAATAATAATATACCAAAAGTAACATCTGGTATTGTGGCCGGAATGTCTAGACCAAATGTCAATCTGGGTAATTCGCCTATGACATCATCTGCTACAAATGAATCTAATGCAGAAGCCTTTGTCGGAAAAAATGCAAACGCAAATCGTAGAAGAGCTAATCCAATTAAACATTGGAGAAGACAATTACATGTAAATGGAAATAGTGGGACCTCCGCAACTTCTATTAGCGTTATGGAGAGACCAGGTGGATCAGTATTTAGGGGATATACAACGGATTCATCTGGATGTTTATGTCTTAAAGATGGTAATAATTTATACATTACTTTCGACAGTAAATATTTACAATCTACATCAATGACTGTCAAACCAGCTGCTAAGTCGCCAATTATTGCTGGTACTAATAATAATAAGTTATTAAATAATGGATTTATTCAAGTAGGAACCCCTGATGTAAGTGGAAGTTATCAAATCCAAACAGGCATCTATAATACAAAAGCTATGTGTTGCAGCGAAGAAAAAAAAAGTCGCAATAGAACAAGATCTTACACAAATATTAGTAGATCGTACTACAGTGACACAAAAGCTTATTTAAAAGCTAGATGCAATACATTTGAACAAAAACAATCTATTCATAAAATTAGTAACAATACATATAATAGTAAAACTATTTCTGAAAATAGCACACAATTTAACACTAATAATTGCACTAATCCATATCAAACAGGTAGATCATGTGATAATGTAACATATTATAATCCAAGTAATACACAATTCTCTACTCAAGGTGCGGTTGAAAGTAGTACTAGATTATTAAAACTGAATTACAATACTATTACTAAAAATGGAGCTGCTTTTAATTCTGCAAAAGCAAATCAATATGCTACAGCTGGTAAATATAGAGGCGAATCCGCTAGTACATATTTTGTTAAAGATAAATATACTTTGCCTATTAGATGGTCTAGAAATGGAAAAAAAGGACCTCTGTCATCTACTAAATTATGTAACAGTAAATGTGTTGGTAAAGGTCAGACCTTAGGTGGCTTTTGGGGATCAACTATTAATTAAAAAATTTTTAATATTTATAATTTTTTAATTTTATTAATGATTTTTATCAGAATTTGAATCTGTATCATTGTCACCTAGTGAATGTGTGTCAGTTTCAGTTAAATCTACTATATCATTGATTAGCTGTTCATTTCTAACAGCATTCACCTGATCAGTGACATCTTCAATTTCATCATCACTTACATAGGTAATATCCCTTTCTTCATCTTCATCTTCATCTTCATCTTCATCTTCATCTTCATCTTCATCTTCATCTTCATCTTCATCTTCATCTTCATCTTCATCTTCAT